GTAAATATCACCTGGAATTAGGGCATTTGCTCCTGTATAAAAAATCAAGGCATTCATGTCTTTTCTTTCCATGTCAATTGGTTCATATACTTTTACAATTTGATTTTCATATTTTCTTTTAAATACAGTTACAGGTACATTTAAAAGAAATCCTTGCGCAAACGATAACAACACAAATAACAGTCTCATATTATAATATATTTTGTATAAATGTTTTTATATTAATAATTTAAAAATAATTTAATACTTATTAGTAACTTATTAGTAACTTATTATTAACTTATGGTTGACGAAACTTACAATATTAGTATTTATAAAGAAGCCTTAAAAAAAAATGGTTACACAATAATTCCAAATGTTTATAATAATGAACAAATAAATGAATATATTGATTTATTTATCAAGTGGCATAATGATGTGCCAAATTTAAATGAATTACATGGGTTAATTGATTATAATGGTATTTATAAACACCATCAAGTAGGACATCAAAGATTTGCTTGGTTAGCACGTACTAATCCAAAAATTTTAAATATATTTAAACAATTATGGGATACAGAAGAATTAGTAAGTGGATTTGATGGTTGTTGTCATTATCCTAGTGACTATAGTGATGAAGATAGATACTGGATACATACGGACCAAAGTTCAAGAAAAAAGGGGTTATCTTGTTATCAATCATTTTTAAGTTTGACAAATAATAGCGAACGAACATTAGTATTATATAGTGGAAGCCATTTATTACATGAAGATTACTTTGAAAAAATGGAAATAGATGAACCACATAATTGGCATGTAATAGATGAAAGTTATTTTAATGCGGCATTAGAGGCTACAAAAATAAAATTAGATGTTAAGGCGGGTGATTTGGTAATTTGGGATTCACGCACTTTTCATCAAAATAGTTGTGGTCCAGAAGATTGTAGGGAAGAACGTTTAATACAATATTTATGTTATTTACCACGAGATCATGAAGATAATACAGAAAAACAAAATAAAATGCGTAGAAAATTTTATGAAAAATTGAGAACAACAAGTCACTGGCCTTATCCAATGAACGCAGTACCAGAACAAGCAAATTTTTATAATCATTATAATCCTGAAAATGAGATTTATATTGATTATGAAAGTTTACCAAAACCAGATTTAGATGACATGAAAGACGAAATAGAAAAACTATTATAAAATTGATATATATATATTATTATTTAATTAAATAATAAAATATATAAAATGTTAACTAACTATAATCAATTAATCAATTTAACAAATCAATCATATATCAAGTTAAGTTTTTTAGAAAAGCCATTATTAGATTATAGTGATTATAATTATGATAAATTAAAAGATCTTATAAAAACTAATAACTCTGATAAAAGCAATGTTATGGTTTTTAATAAAGATTATAATAATCCAAAATTAATAGAAGAAAAAACACACAGATGGTTTAAAAGTTATTTAAATACTCCATTATATCCTGTGGTTTCAAATAAGAGTTATATGTTTAGTGGAATTAATAAAAATGAGATTGTTGATGGTTTACCAAATTTATATTATCCATATTATGATTATTTTAAAAAAATCAATAAAAATTATAATCAAGTTGTGGTTAATTATTATGAAACCATTGAAGATTTTATTCCAATGCATCGGGATTGGACATATAATATGGTTCCAAATTACGAAATAAGCATTTTAACATTAAATAACAATAACAATAACAATAATGTAAATAGAGTTTTTAGTATTGAAAATGTAAAAACTAAAGAAATAATCAATATAGAATTATTTCATGGATTAATTATTACAATGGGAGGATATTTCCAATATGAATATAGACATGGTATTTTAAAAACTAATTATAACAATAATAATACTAAAAAAAGTAGATTAGGGATTACTTTTAGACAATTTATTGTTTAATTTTAACTTCATTTTAAATGATTTTAAATCATTTAAAAATTTTTATAAAACAAATAAAAATAATATTATAGAACTAATCAAAAGTAAATATAAATCACTATTTTTATATTTTTTTAACTCTTTTTTGATTTTATTTTTATATTTGAATAATAATAATGCAACAACAATTCCTATTAATGAACCTATTATAGTTTGTTCTATTGTGTGACATTTAATTAAAACACGAGAATACATTACAAATAACATTGTAATTATAAATATAAAAGAGCCAAAAATGGTTATAAAATTATTATTTTTGTTGTTATTTTCTAATAAAGATAATACACCCAGTGTTGAAAAAAAACCAGCGGATTGAGAATGTCCGGAAGGCATTCCATATGATTTTGGATATATTGGATTACAAGGTTTGAATGAACAACAATTTTTTGCACCTTTTGGTCTAATTCCTTTACCTATTAATGGTATATCTTGTTTTCCAAATAATTGTGAAAATACATTATATTTTAAAAAACCATTCAATTTATGGTTTAAAAATAATCCAATAAAAAATATTAAAAAATCAATATTTAAAGTAAAAAAATAAGAAAAATATAATATAAATATTTGAAATAAGTCTGCTGCTCTTGCTATATTTAATAAATATTCCATATATATATTAAAATCATTTAAACTTATAAAAATAATTAATTAATATATAACCGCAATGTTTTTTAGTAGTCCAAAGTTTTTGAAACTTTTTTATAGCGCTCTTTTGACCGGAATGCCGAGTTTAACATATAATCCATTTAATAAAAATACATTACATGCGCCTTTTATTGTAAACCAATATTCAACATATATTAATTATAAATTAGATGAATCACAAAAAGAATATATTAATAATTTTTTAGATAAAAATACGGATGGTTTTGAGTTATTACCATCATCATTATTAAACGATGATTCGGAAGAATATTTTTTAAGTATTAATATTTATAATTGTAGTAGTCCATTATTTGATTTTATTAGCGATATTATACCAATTAGATGCGAAATTAATGTATATGTTAAAGATAAAAATGATGTACAAGGCACATTAATAATGGAATATGCGTCAAATATTTTGTCATTGGATCCAGATAATTTGTTTAAATCCAAATCACAACTTAAATTTGATACAGATCATGAATTAGTTTATGGTATTGTTAAAGATAGTAATTTTGAATTAAAATTTAATTATAATAGATTTTTAGATACAACAATTAATAACAAAATAAGTTCAAATTTAATAAAATTTACAGACAAAATATTTTATAAAAACGGACTTTATGATAAAGTTTATTATGATTCATCATTGATTCATAATAAAATAATAAATGTAAACGATTATGAAGTTTATTTTAAATTTTTTGATATGGAATTTAATAAAGTAGATAATATATTTTATTTTGAAGAAAAAATACATTTTGTAGGTGGGATGTGGTATAATTTAAATACAAATTTTTAGAATGTGTTTCCAGTAAAAACTCTATAAAAAGTATAAATAACAAAATATATTGTAAAAGCATGAATAACCATGAATACTTTATTAATATTTGACCATTTTTCTATTGTTTTATATTTTGGATTATTAATATATTTTTGAATATCATGATATAAAAATAAATTTAATAAAAATGAACAACTCAATAATAATAATGAAACTAATACCATATCACTAACATATAATTTACTTTTTCCTCTATTAAATCTTTATAAGTTTCAAATTGCATTTTATTTTAATTATTATCATTATCATTATCATTATCATTATCATTATTTGTAATTAGTTCTAAATTAGACATCTTTATATATTATTAAGATAAAAAAAATTATTTATAATATAATTAAATTATTAATGACTTTCATAAATAATTTAATAGTTAAGAAAAATGTTATTCCATTAAAAAGCAATATTTTAATGTTAAATATTTTGAATAATACCAATATTAATACTAATACTAATACTAATACTAATACTAATACTAATAATGTTTTTTATAATCCAATAATAGGAAGTAATTTAGGTATTCCATTGAATTTATTACAATATATATACATCAATACTTATTATCAAGAAAATTTAATAACTTTTGAATTAGTTGCGTTACAATTTGCTATTGGAATATTTACATACGGAAGCGATCGTTTAATTGATGCTTTAGAATATTCTGATACTTCAAATTATAGTGTAGATAAGATAGATTATTATAATTATTTAAAAAAAAACAAAAATTTGAATATTTTTGTAATAGCTTTAAGTTATATTTATATAGTCAATTTATTAATAAATAATCAAGAAACTTATCCAATATTATTTTTATTAACTTCTACTTTGGGTTATAAAAATTTTAAAACAAATTATGGACAATTTAAAGCATTATATATTGGATTTTTTTGGACAATTGGAACAGTTGTTTTGCCAAGTGTTTTATTAAGCCATAATTATGATATATTAAAAGAACCAACAATTATTTTACCAAGCATATTGAATTTATTTGCATCTAGTAATTTACTTGATATAAAAGATTTAAAAGAAGATAAAGCAGAAAAAATATATACATTACCCGTTATATATGGAAGTAATTTTGCAATATCCGTTAGTCATATAAGTATAATTTTAGCAATATTATTATTTTATAATAATGAAAATTTTGATAATAATATTTATTTATCATTATTGTATGAAGCACAAAGTTTTGGGGGTTTTTTTTTAAATTTAAATAGTTATAATAATACTAATAAGTAAATTAAAATATAATAAAAAATTATAAATATTATATTTATGATGAATAGACCTTCTAGAAGCCCGAGTCCATTATTAGATTTTAATGAATATAAAAAAAAATTAACAATTGAATCTAATAATTATTATCCGAATAATGTACCAATAATTTTTATAATTTTTGCTTGTATAAATATAACAGTTTTTATTGGTTATTTATGGAATAATATTATGCATTCTTGATTTCCAACAATCAATATTCACCTTTTTTGCAACATTATTGTCAAAATCTTTGGAAGCAAAATTTGCAATAATCACAATAAGTTCATTTGGTAAATTTATTCCTATTAAAGATTTAAAATAAAAATCATAACGTATATTCATACTAATTGACCTGCGAAAACAAACCATACAACCATAATTTTCATCACCAATAACATTCGTTTTACATTTATTGCAAGGATGCCAAGGACTCATTATATTATTACTTTTCTAATTAATAATATAAATTATAAAAATATTTTTAATCAATTTTATATTTAATCTACTTCATCGATACTTGGTCCGCCCGGCATATCTGTTACATCTGGCATTCCTCCTGGCATTCCTCCTGGCATTCCTCCTGGCATTCCTCCTGGCATTCCTCCTGGCATTCCTCCTGGCATTCCTCCTGAAGCCATCATCTTTTCTTGTAATGGTTTCATTGCTTCTTGGAATTCTTTTAATCTGCTTTCATATTCTTCTTTTGACGCCATTTGATTAGAATCTAGCCAACTGGTAGATTCATCAATTATTTTAGTTAAATCTGTTTTCAATGTTTCATCAATTAATGATGCCATTTTTTCATCACTTAACGTAGATTTCATTTGATATACCAAATTTTCATAACTATTACGTGCATCAATAGTTTGTTTAGCATTTTCATCCTCATCTTTAAATTTCTCTGCATCTGCTAACATTTTATCAATATCTTCTTTAGAAAGACGTCCTTTGTCGTTTGTTACTGTAATATTATCAGATTTACCACTTGATTTTTCGCTTGCGGTAACTTTTAAAATACCATTTGCATCTAAATCATAACTAATTTCAATTTGCGGAACACCCCGAGGCATTGGTGGAATTCCTTGTAAAGTAAATTCGCCTAATTTATTATTATCTTTAGTAAATTGACGTTCCCCTTCAAAAACTTGAATTGTTACAGCAGGTTGATTATCTGCATATGTACTAAAAGTTTGTGACTTATTTGTTGGAATTGTACTATTACGTTCAATAATACGTGTCATAACTCCGCCACTAGTTTCTACTCCTAGACTTAAAGGAGCAACATCAAGCAATAAAAGATCATCAATTTTTGAATCTTTTACACCAGAAAGTAAAGCAGCTTGAACAGCAGCACCATATGCAACTGCTTCATCTGGATTAATAGATTTATTAAGTGCTTTTCCATTGAAAAATTCACTTAATTGATTTTGTATTCTTGGAATACGTGTTGAACCACCAACTAATACAATTTCATCAATAATTGATTTACTAACACCAGAATCTTTAATAACTTGTTCTACGGGTTCAAATGTTTTTCTAAATAAATCACCACATAATTCTTCAAAACGCGCTCGCGTAATTGTTCCAACATAATCAATGCCGTCAAATAAACTATCAACTTCTAATGTTGCTTGAGTAGAAGAAGATAATGTTTTTTTTAAATTTTCACATGCAGTTTTTAAACGACTAATAGCACGTTTATTTTCACTTAAATCTTTTTTATGTTTTCTTTTAAAATCTTGAGTAAAATGATGAACTAAACGAGTATCAAAATCTTCGCCACCTAGTCTTGTATCACCTGCTGTTGCTTTAACTTCAAAAACACCCTCATCAATGCTTAAAAGTGTCACATCAAAAGTACCACCACCTAGATCATAAATTAAAATATGTTTTTCTGTAGTATCTTTAGTTTGGTCTAATCCATATGCAATTGCTGCTGCAGTTGGTTCATTAATAATACGTAATACATTTAATCCGGCAATAGCACCAGCGTCTTTGGTAGATTGGCGCTGTGAATCATTGAAATAAGCAGGAACAGTAATAACTGCACTATCTACTTTTTCGCCTAAATAATCTTCTGCAATTGTTTTCATTTTTGTTAATATCATAGACGAAATTTCTTCGGGTTGAAAATCTTTTAATTCTCCTTTGTAATTTGCTTGAATAACAGGTTTATTATTTTTATCAATTACATTAAAGGGAAAATGTTTAATATCACTTTGAGTAGAAGAATCATTATAAATTCTACCAATCAGGCGTTTTGCATCGTAAATAGTATTTTCTGGATTTTGAGATGCTTGATTTTTTGCCGCATTCCCAATTAAACGCTCACTATCAGTAAATGCTACATATGAAGGAGTTGTTCTCAATCCTTGATCGTTTGCAATAATTTCACATTGACTATTTTTCCACACACCAACACACGAATAAGTTGTACCTAAATCAATACCAATAGCAACCATATACAATAATTTATTTATGGTTATCTTTTTAAATATTTTTTAATAATTTATTTGTAGTTTAATAAAAATAAATTATTTTCTAATATGATATATTGTCGTAATAAAAAATTTATAAATTATCTTATAATAAATTTTTTGGATTTATTATAGTAATATCTATCATTTGAAATGAAGTTAAATTGAACTACTACTTTTTATAATAATAATAATATATATATAAAATTATATTAACGAATATTATATTAAAACTAAAAATATGGAAAATAATTTACAAAATGCTATTGTAGATAATTCTAACAATATTTTAGATTTAAATGTAATAGAAAATGTTGTTATGAATAATGCTAATATAGTTATGCATAATAATGAAGAAAATGTATTAAATTTAAATGAAATTGATTTACCTTTAGAAAGACATATCCCATTTATTGTTCGTCAAAATGCTTTTGAAATTAATAGATAATAGATAATTTAAAATGATGTTACTAATGACGCAGAACTTCTAACATTACTAGTAATAATCATTTTTTTTGTTACATTATTTTCTTTTACGAAACTAATTTCATTATCTTTTAATACCACATGACCAATAGCATAACCATAATTTTTTTTCAAATCTTCAATAACATTTGAAGTACCATAATATGGATGGTCTAAAATTGATTCTTTGAAATTATGACCAAGCATAATACATGGAGTTTCGTTGATAAACCCAACATGATATTTATCCAAAACTAATGTAATCATTGATTCACACGTCGTTGTCGTTGGACTAACAATATTATTTGGAAATACCCATTCATTGTTTAATTTAATTGGATGCCATGGTGTAATAATTAATCCATTTTTTAAATGAACCATTTCACGAAGTTTTGTATTAATTAGTGTTTCAACAATAGTTACTACATTCGCAGTTACCAAATTATTATTTTCATCAATTGAAAGAATTTTATCACCCTTTTTTAAATTTTTAATAGGATTTTTGCTACCATCTGCCATTGTAATTTTGCAGTTATTATGAAAACAACCACCACCCATATCATTAAATGCTGACATTGAAACTTGTGGTGCTGGTGCTCCGCTATAACCCCGACCAGAATATGCGGAATTTCTTAGTCCTAATGAAGGTGTAGGGGGTGGCATGGTATCAAAAATATCACTTGCTTTATCTACAATGTTTTCAAAAATAGCTCCGCCAAATAGACAAGATTCATCTTTAAAATTTGGCTTAATTTGTTGATTTAAAGAACGAGAAAGCTGGTCTAAATAAAACTCTCCCCATCTTTTGAAAAATACCATATTACTTACTGCGAGTTTAATCTGACCATCATTTGAACCATCACCAATAAGATTTTTAATAAGACCCTGTGTTAAAATATCATTATTTCCACTTGTTTTTAGTAATTCTTCTAATTGGTTAAAAATACTCATTGCTTCATTGTTTAAAATACAACGATTATAATTTAACATCTTTCTAATTCCATCCACAACATTATAGCGATTAATATGAATATTTACATCATTATTAAAACTTAATGATTGAATATAACTATTATTTACATAATATTCTTCACTTTTATAAGATTGTCCTCCAATTTTGTAAGTATAATAATAAGTAAAATAATCCTCTAGTTCAGTATTTAATACAATATTTCTGGTTTGTTGATTTTGAATAGTTCCAATATCATAAATTAATTCACCTGTTGTTTCGTCTTTTTGCATAGCATAATCACCCATTACAATATCTTTGTTTAATGCTTTTTTCTCAATAATATGTAATTGCACATTTAATGCAACAGTAGTAAGAATTGTTCCAATAAAATTGCAAAATACTGTTGCAATTAAATTGCCATCAGGAATGTGTCCATTTCCACCATTTGCATATTTTGCCATATCATATAATAGTTCAGGTTTAAGATTATATCCAAATCCAAAAGTATAAATAGGAGTTGTAAAATTCTTTGTTTTACGAAGACGTTTTAGCGTTTCAATTTCACCGCGCGCAGGTGAAACATTTGGTTGTCCATCTGTCAACATAATAATTGCTCCATTACGCGACTTATCTTCGCGATCATCTAAAATTTTAATTGCTTGTTCAGTAGCGCCCCAAATATTTGTTTGACCTCTGGGTTTAATAGTGTCAATTTTTGCTAGCGCAGTTGATTTGTTAATTTCTGTCATCATGATAAGATTAAATAAAATATCTACATTATTATCAAATACAATAACAGCTAATCTTGAATTTTTATCAAGAGTTTTGGCTACTGTTTTTGCGGAATGATTTACAATATCTTGAATACTAAAACCTGCCTCAATATTAGAACCAGTACTATCTTTTGCTTCAACTGCTGCTTGCATAGAGCCAGAACGATCAATAACTAATACAATATCTTGAGATAGATGACCAAATTCTAGGTCTTTTGGAAAAGATTCTTCATTAATACTGAAATTTAGCATAATTTGATTTACATTATTTTTAAAAATGTTGTGGTCAATCTTAATATTAGACGTAGAAACTGATGCTGGTTTTCTATTGCTAGAAACTGTTCCGAATGCTCCGGCATGATATTTATCACATAAAAATCTAATTGAAGCATTTACTTTTAAATCATTAACACTCATTGGGGCGCGAGTTTGAGGTGAAATTCCTTTTTCATTTAACCAATGAACAATTGCAGAACGTTCATATGTTTGACCATCATTTCCTTGAACAGGATCAGTCATAATATCTTGGGTAATAGGGCAAGTAATAGAATCAATAATAGCATCAATATCCATAGCTGAAGTCATATATATTTTTGTTATGCAATAAATAATAATTATTTTTTTATAATCAATTTTTTTTTGCTTTAATTTTTTTTTGCTTTAATTTTAATTTTAATTTTTATTTTAATTTTAATTTTAATTTTTATATTTACTTCAAAATAAAATAAATATAAAATTGATATAAAAATTTTAATGATTTTAATATACAATAAATTTATAGTAATTTATGGAATCTGTTTTAACAGAAAATAGTAACAATAATTTAGAAACAACTTATGTAAAAGAAGTATATGAAGAAATTGCACCGCATTTTTCAAACACTCGTAGTTATAAATGGTCTTGGGTAATAGATTTCTTAGATTCTTTAAAAACAGATTCTATTGTATATGATTTAGGATGTGGAAATGGGCGAAATATGGATCATGGAAGTTTAAAATTTATTGGTATTGATAATTGTGAAAGTTTTGTATCTATTTGTAAAAGTAAAAATTTTAGTGTTATTAATTCAAATATTACTAAAATTCCACTTGATAATAATAGTGCAGATGCAATCATTTGTATTGCTGTATTTCATCATCTATCGAGTCAGGAAAATAGAATTCAATCATTATTAGAAATGAAAAGACTTGTTAAACCAGGTGGAAAAATTTTAATTTCTACTTGGTCCATTAATCAGCCACAAAAAACACGACGCACTTTTAATAATTATGGTAATAATATTGTATTATGGAACAGTTATGGTAAAGTTTATGAACGTTATTATTATATTTTTAAACTAGATGAAATTAAAGAATTAATAAAAAGAGTTGGGCTAATAATTATAAATTATGAATATAGTTGTGGTAACGAAGTTTTTAGTTTAATGAAAATTTAAAAAATATTATTTTTAAATTACTATTTTTCCAAAGTTTGAATTAATTTATATATAGTTTCAATATAATTTACATAATTTGTTATACTATTATAATCATTTTTTTCATTAAAATTATTATAAAATTTATTTTCTTCTTTTAAAACCCATAAAAGTTGATTGAGTAAGAATTTATTATTAATAACGTACATATATTAATAATAAATTTTTTAATTTTATTATTGTTTTATAATTTATTTTAACGCAAACTTATACAAAATACTATAACAGCTATTATACCAAAAACAAATCCTAAATGAAATTTATATTGCATTTTTCTATATATATTTAACCATTCAGTTATTTGTCTTTTATCTGATAAATGCAATAACATATAATCAGATTTAGGATATAATATATAAAATAAATAATTTGTAACAAAAACTATAGAACCAACCAAACAAACTAACGACATATTATTAAAACGTATTTTTAATACTTTTTTCATTATATATATTGTAAAAATTGCAAGTAAAATACCTAAAACATAACCCATATAATATATAGTTTTACGTTCATTAATTATTTTTTCATAAGTATCTTTTTGTTTGCTAGTTAAAACATTTAAAAAATTTGTTTTATCTTTTTTATCATTTGCACAAGATAATATTGTATATATATTTGCTATCAAAAATATTAAGGCAATTATACAAGTTATTCCACAAATCATATTATAATAATATTAAATAAATTAAATAAATTAAATAAATTAAATAAATTAAATAAATTAAATAAATTAAATAAATAAAATTTTTGTAAAAAATATTTTGTTTTATTATAAATGTCTGCTGAAAATTTAGGAGCTGGTGAACAAGAAGCATTAGCATCGGCTCGTCTCGGCGACCTTCGTAAAAAAGTTAATGCTGATTCGTGGTCTGAAAATATGGAATCATTAATGAAACAATGGGGAGAGAAAGCGGCTGGTTTGCGTTTTATGCATTCTCATTCAGGTGGAATATGGAAAAAATTTTCTAATCAATTAAGTATTACTGGTATTGTTGTAACTGGTGTTGCATCTACTGTTACATTAATTGCTACTAGTGTAAGTGATGAAAATACCAAAAATGGTATTTTAATGGGTGTTGGTGGTGTTGGATTACTTTCAACATTAATTCAATCTTTCAAAAAATTCTATAATGCCGAAGAAAAAGCTGCTGATCATGCTAGTGTTTCAAAACAATTTGGTTCGTTTTATAGATATATGGTTTTACAAATGGGTATGAGCCGTGAAGACCGCGATCCTGCCGATGTTTTAAGTGCTTGGGCATTAAAAGAATACGAAAGATTACAACAAGAAGCTCCTCCTATTGGAGGAAGTTCGGTTGCATTATTTAAAAAGAAATTTACTGACCCTAATCAATGTATTCCTGATGTTGCTGAAGATAAATTTGTAATTACAGTATTTAAAAAACCTGAATCTCTTGTAGCGCGTCAAGTTGAATTAGCTGATTCCAATGTTTAAAATTTAATTTTATTTATGTATTTTTTAAATAAAATTAAAATTTATTTATATCTTATTTGATAAAAATATTATTTTCAGGTAAGCAATAAATTTTTTTACTTTCTTTTAATTTTAATATTTTTTTTTTGTTATTTAATGTGCAATGTGGCATAAAATCCATATTTTTAAATAATTTTAATCCTTTTTGATTTTTCTTTTTTGTTAAAAATTTTGGTTTATAAGTATTATTTATATGGAACATATTTGATTTTTTGTTAAATCGTAATATTGAAGCAGGATATATTGTTTCTCCTGTTAAAATTGCACCTGCGGAACAAGCCATATATAAACTATTACTATTTTTAAGTTTATTAATAATTAATTTATCCATTTTTGATTTTTTAAGATGATAATTTAAATAAAAAGTATCACCGCCTAATGCAAATATTATTTGACTATTATTAATATTTTCTTTAAATTTTTTTAAATTATTTTTACTTGAACAATCAATTAAAGTATAAGGAATATTTAATTTATCTAAATTCATAGATTTTACTTTTTTTATACAATCTTTGTAGAGTTTGGTTCTTGATTTATTTCTAAAACCATAACGTGCTGTAATTATTATTGCCATTTTTAGATTGTTGGTATTTTTAAATTTTTTGTTTATTATTTTTCTAGCGTTATAAAGAAATTTGTTATCTTTTTTGCAAGTAGAAAATAATAATAATTTTGGATTTTTATTTTTTGTTTTATTTTTTGTTGTATTTTTTGTTTTATTTTTTGTTTTATTTTTATATTTATTTTTTGTTTTATTTTTTTTTTTATTTTTATTTTTATTTTTTGTTTTATTTTTTTATTTATTTTTTGTTTTATTTTTATATTTTTTTTGTGTCTTTCTAGTTTTATTAACCATTAATATAAGATTTTATTTTTTTATTCGTTTTTTAT